AAATGGCTATTGAAAGAGATGCAGGTCCAGGTGGTGCTTTAGAGCAACAGGTGCTTGAACAAGCTGAAGTGTTGGTTGGAGATGCGCTAGGTGAGAACCCTGGAGTTTTTAACTTTGACGATGGCTCCGCTATTGTTGGAGAATACACAGAAATGGAAGCAACGGTTGAAGCTGCTTTTGATTCTAATTTAGCAGACTTCATGGAAGATGGAGATCTTGGTCAAATATCAAATGGTTTGATTGGGAGCATTGACGATGATTTCTCATCTAGACAGGATTGGGAAGATACATATAAGCGTGGTCTAGATTACTTAGGAATGCAGAATGAAGAAAGAGTTGAGCCTTTTGAGGGTTCCTCTGGCGTTGTTCATCCCCTTTTGGCTGAAAGTGTTACACAATTTCAAGCACAGGCATACCGTGAGATGTTGCCTGCAACTGGTCCTGTTAGAACACAGGTAATTGGAGGCCAGAATGAACAGCTTACGAAGCAAGCTGAACGTGTAAAAGACTACATGAATTACATGATTACCTATGAGATGGAAGAATATGACCCAGAGATGGATCAAATGTTGTTTTATCTTCCGATTGTAGGCTCAACATTCAAGAAAGTTTACTTTGACCCTCTAAAAGGTCGTGCAGTAAGCCAGTTTGTGCATGCTGAAGATCTAGTTGTGCCTTATGGAGCTACAGATTTAGCTACATGTCCCAGAATTACGCATGTAATTAAGATGGATTCTAACGAAGTAAGGAAGCTTCAGTTAGCAGGGTTCTATCGTGACGTTGATTTACCCGACAATGGATCAAGTGGCGAGGAAATGTCAGAGGTTCAGGAGACAATTAACGAAATACAGGGTGTTCACCCTAGTAATGCGTCTGTTGAGTTAACATTATACGAGGTTCATACCGATTTAGACCTCAAAGGCTTTGAAGACATGGGCAATGATGGCGCTACTAGCGGCCTAAAACTGCCATATATCGTTACAATCGTGGAAGATACGGGTGAAGTCCTATCAATTCGTAGAAATTACGAAGAAATGGACACAATGATGCGGCGCAAGGACTATTTTGTGCATTATAAGTTCCTTCCAGGGTTAGGTTTCTATGGTCTTGGCCTTACGCACATGATTGGTGGCTTGGCACAAGCTTCTACCTCTATTTTACGCCAATTAATTGATGCGGGTACGCTTTCTAACTTACCTGCGGGGTTTAAGGCTCGTGGAGCAAGGATTCGAGATGAAGACAACCCCCTACAGCCTGGAGAGTTCAGAGATATAGACGTTGCAGGCTCTGATATACGCTCTTCCTTGATGCCTTTACCGTTTAAAGAGCCTTCAGGTACATTGTATAACCTTTTAGGCACTCTCGTGGACGCAGGGCGGCGTTTTGCGGCTATGGCAGACATGAAAATAGCTGAAATGGGCGGTGAAACGCCTGTTGGAACAACAATGGCTATTATGGAACGTGGCACAAAAGTTATGTCTGCAATCCATAAACGCATGCATTATTCGCAAAAAATTGAGTTTAAGCTGTTATCTAAGGTGTTTTCTGAAACTATTCAGGCATATCCATATATGCCATCAACAGAGGTTGGCCCTGAGATATTCGCACAAGACTTTGATGCAAGGGTTGATGTTCTTCCTGTAAGTGATCCTAACATCTTTTCTATGGCACAGCGTATTGCGCTTGCACAAACACAGTTACAGTTAGTGCAATCAAACCCACAGATTCACGGTGGGCCACAAGGATTGTATCAAGCTTATCGTAAGATGTATGAGGCACTTGGTGTAAACAATATTGATTCAATACTACCACCGCCTCCACAACCAATGCCAATGAACGCGGCTATGGAGAATAAGATTGCAATCACTGGCGGTATGCCTCAAGCGTTTCCACAGCAAGATCATAAAGCGCATATGGAAACGCATTTAGCAATTATGTCCACGCCTGTGGTTCAAACAAACCCACAAGCTATGGCAACGCTACAAGGACATATTCAAGAACACATTGGTATGTTGGCAGAACAGCAAGCACAGCAAATGGTCATGGAACAAGCGGGGCCAGAAGTTCAGCAAAATCCAGAAGCTATGCAGATGCTACAGCCTGCAATTGAACGTCAAGCTGCAATGATTATCGCTGATCTTACGGAAGAATTTACTCAAACTGTTGAGCCTGTGAGTGAAGGAACAGATCCTCTTGTTGCAATTAGGCAACAGGAGCTACAATTAAAAGCAACAGACATGCAACGTAAATCTACAGAGTTTGAAGCCAAACAAGAATTAGAGCGTGAGAAAGAAATGGCTGACGCTAGTTTGGCTACAGAAAGGCTAAATCTACAACAAGACGCTTTAGCCGATAAAACACGAGTCGCGGAAGATCGTATTCAAACACAAAGGGATATTGCGGCTATTAACGCACAAATGAAAGGAGTCAGGCAATGACTAGTACAGTAAGGGCTAAAATGGCTCAAGTTGAAAAAGAAAAGAAGGTAGCTAGAAGAGAGGCGATGACTAATCCAGAAGTAGTCACAGAAATGGTTCGTGCTCGTAGCGATAAAGGACATTACATACCAGATGACCCAAGCACCCCAGAAAACGAAGCGTGGGTTGAAAAACCCAAAAAGAAAACAGCTTCCAAAAAGAAAACCGCAAAAAAAAGCTAACAAAGAATTCGTTAGCCGATTTAGCAAAATAGCTAGACCCCAGAAATTTAGAGGTGTTTTGTAAAACTCTGGGATAAATACTTGTATTCTCCGATGGATTGTATAATGTCCTAGTATGGAGATCACATGGACGCACTAAATCTAGCCGAATACCTCTATAAAAAGTTACGTCAACGCCGTGATGACATACAGGTGTCTTTAGGCACAGGTAACATTGGTTCATTCGATGATTACAAGTATGCGGTTGGACAGGTTAAAGGTTTGACGTTCATGGAAGAAGAAATCAAAACAGCAATGAAAAATATTGAGCTATCAGATGAATAAAAAACTGTATGTGCCTGAAAGTATGGCAAGAAAACCAAAAGACATGGAAAATATTTCTACGCCTATAAAGACTGCTTTTGGAAAAGATAAAGAAAAAAGCAAGAACGAAAATGACCCTTCTGAAATGGAAACTTCAGTATTAGAGAGGCTTCCACAGCCAACTGGATATAGAATTTTAATAATTCCTTATTATCCAAGTGAGAAAACCAAAGGCGGTGTTTATGTCCCTGATGCAGTTAGAGACAGAGAAGCCTTTGCAACTGTAGCAGCTTATGTCGTAAAACTAGGTCCAGATGCATACCAAGACTCCCAAAAATTCCCAACTGGTTCGTGGTGTTCTGAAAAAGATTGGGTTCTTATAGGAAGATATGCGGGAAATAGGTTTAAAGTGGAAGGACTTGAGGTTCGTATTATAAATGACGATAATATTATAGCCACAATACTTGACCCCAAAGACATTTCGTATGTATAAGATAACAGAGGAGCATTTTTGCTATGCAAGCAGAAGCACAAGAACAAGAAGTTGAAGAAGTAACATCCGTAGAAATAGAGGATGATTCAGAGGTTATTGAAGAGTCTTCTGAAGAGCAGCAGGCATCCTCTGATGAAGATTCTGATGATGAGCAAGAGCTTAGAGATTATGAATCTCCAAATAAAAAGAAAAAAGACCCACAGCGTAGAATCAAACATTTAACTGCATTAAGAAAAAAGGCTGAAGAAGAAGCAGCAGCCGCAGTAGAATATGCGCAGCAAGTCAAAGCTCAAAATGAAGAATATAAAAAACGTCTTTCAACTTTAGACAAGGGATATATGTCTGAGTACGAAGGAAGAGTTACAACACAAGAAGCCCAAGCAAAACGTGCATTAGCAGAAGCACATGAAGCAGGCGATTATGAAAAATTAGCAGATGCTCAATCGGCAATATCACAAATTGCTATTGAAAAAGAGCGTCTTCGTTTACAGAAACAACGTTCTGAACAGCAAGCTCAAGAGTATGCTGCTCAACAAGAACAGGTGCAACAGCAACCCCGTCAACAAGCCCCTCAACCACAGCGTGACCCAAAGCTAGAGTCATGGTTAGAAAAAAATAAGTGGTTTGGTCAAGATAAGGTTATGACAGGTGCTGCAAGAGCAATTCACGAAACGTTAGTTGCGGAAGAGGGATATGCCCCTACAACCGATGAATATTATTCAGAAATTGATCGGCGCATGCGTTCTGAAATGCCTAATAAGTTTGCAAGTGGCAAGAAAAACGTCCAATCTGTCACTCCTTCGGGGAACGGTA